GCCTACAGCGACGCGCCGCTGTAGGCGGTGACCAGGCCCTCCATGAAGTTGGTCGGCGTCGCGTGCGAAGCTGCTCGCACCCGCGCCCCGACCGAGTACGCCAGGCCGGCCTGCGTCGTGAAAACCTGCGAGCCGGTCCCTACCGTCAGGGATGTGGCGCTGGTCGCGCCGTAGCCGGCGCCTGTCGCGCCGGCGGGCCCGGTCGCGCCGCTTGCTCCCGCCGGGCCCGACGCACCGGCAGGACCGACGGGCCCGCTGGCGCCCTGCGGTCCGGCGGGCCCGACGAACCCGGTGGCGCCGGTCGCGCCGAGCGGTCCGACGGGACCGACGGGTCCGGTTGCGCCTTGCGGGCCCGGCAGAGAGGAGAGGTTGCCCGAGCCATCGATGAAGAGCGGCGCCGCGATATTGAGCCCGAGCTGGCCCGAGCTGTTCGTCATCAGCGGCGCGGCTTGCGCCAAGGTCATGTTCTTGGCGCTGTCGATATTGAGCGGTGGCGAGGCCGAACCGACTGCGCCGCCGCCGCCACCACCTCCCGAGCCGCCGCCGCCCCCGACCTTGGCCCAGGTGTTGATCGCGACGCTGCCGTCCTCGAGCATCACGCGCAAGAAGGAGGCGTTCCCCTTCTTGTCGCCGAGATACATGTTCATGTCGTCGGCAGCATGCACCAGGACGTTGTTTGTTTGCTCGAACTGCTCCGGCCGCGCTCTGCGTTCTTCGCGCAACGTCGTGCGCGCTGCGGCCGCGGTCGACGGATTGTTGCTGGTCTCGCTGCCGAAGCTCGAGCCGGTCCGCAGATAGACGTTCTTGCCGCTCGCCGTCGCGCCGTCCTGCGTCAGGTGAAAGAAGAAGTCGCTCGACTGCCCGCCCTGATAGACCGACTGTTGCCCGGTCTGCTGCTGACCTCCTCCTGCGCCGCCTTGTCCTCCGCTCTGGCCGCTCGAGCTGTCCTGGCCCTTGGCGACGAGCTGCATGCGCGCGGTCTTGTCCTGCGGCGCGGACCAGAAACCGCCGTCTTGCGTCAGATGAAATTGTTGTTTGTCGTCCTTGGTGCGAAACATCGCCGCGTCCCCCTTCTCGAGGTTCTTCAGGCGATGCCGTCTGTCATCCATCACGCCGCAGACCGCGAACGATCGATTGCCGCCCGGGAACTGCATGAAGCCTTCAGCGCTGCCGCTGACCTGTCCTCCTTGCCCTTGATCAGCGTCCATCACGACGCTGGTGAAACCGTAATTCTGCGGCGACTCGATCTTCGACCGCGTCTCGGCCTTCATGACGTTCCCGCCCATCTCCTGCATGAGCTTGGAGTCGTCGGCCTGGTGAATAGTCGTGCGCGCCCCGCCGGCGCAGTAGCTGCGGAACGCGATGTTCTTCGGCGTCGCGCGATGCATCAGGCGCCCCCGCCAGGCGGCGGTCGCGCGCCCGGCAGCATGTCAGGCGGCTGACCAAATCCCGGCTGCCCCGGTTGCAGCGGTTGCCCTGGCCCGCCAGGTTGGATCGGCGCGCCGAGGCGCGAGACGTTCCACTCGCCTTGATCCTTGAGCAGCCACGGCGGCACCAGGTCGAGCGTCGTCAAAGTGCCGCTGGCGCGATCTTGCGTGAAGGTGACGGTCTGCACCTTCATCACCAAATCGAGCATTGCCATCGGGCTGCGCACCCAGACATCCATGCCCGGTTGCCACAGGCCGCCGCTCGGCTTCATCCAGCCCTGCACGACAACGGTCGCTTGTATCTCCGTGCCCTCGTGCCAGACCGCCTCGTGCTGCGCCCGCGTCTGCAGCTCGCCCTGGCCCCAGACCGGTTGCTCGGCCGGCAGCAGCAGCGGGCTGTAATGGTTGGCGCTACCTTCGACCCAGGCCTCCTGCTCGCTGGCCGCCGTGCCGTTCTGATCATCGCTCGCCGCGGTTTGACCGCGCACGCGGTACTCACTGAAGATATCGCCGACGTGGATGATCGCATTCATGCGCTTGATGTTGACGCCCTCGATCAAGCTATCCGTCGGCACGTAATAATGATCACCAATCAACAAGAAGTTTCCTTCGTGATCGCTGCCGAGAACAATGCCGCGCACACGCGCGATGCGCTCGAGAAAATCCCAGACCGTCTCGCCGACCTCATTCGAGAGCCGCGGAAATGGCGTCGGGTCGAGCTTGCCGATGATCTTGATGCCGACGCCGGTCGGCCCGATCACCTCGTCGGCGACGTCTTCAAAACTCATGCCGTCGTAGTTGCCGGTCTTGTTGAGAATGCTCGAGCGCGCAGCGAACCAGGTCAGGCCGACGCCCTCGTATTGCACTTGATGGTTCTCGGCGTCGTAGCTCGTCTGCCGCGTCGTGATGAAGCCGGCGATGGCGAGCAGACCGCCCAGATAGATCGCGCATTCATCGCGCGGCTTGAACTGCAGCGTCTGCCAGTCCTTCGGCGGCACGTCGACAATGTCGGCACTGGTGAACCTGAAAAGCGGAAACGCCTCGGCCCAGCGCTGCTGTATCCAAACCGACTCCCACTGATTGAATTGTAGATTGTTGACGACAACGGTCGCCACTTCCTCGGGGTTCGGCATTTGAGCTCAAGCTGATAATGCAACGCCGCTCGGCAGCTCAAACGCCGGATGCACGACCTTGTTCTCGTCGCGCAGCTCGTCGGCGCGGCTGGCGTCGGAATAGAGGCGCATCGCGGTGAGCAGCGTCGGCATAGGTTGATTGAAGGCGAATTGCACCAGGAGCGGCAGCGGCCGCGCGGTGGCGATCAGGTGTTGGACGACAGCGGCATGCAGCTCGACCACGGCGCGATAACTCATCTGATCCATGGCGTCGGCGAGCGTTTCCTCGACCGCGGCGAAGACGTCGTTCATCTCGTCTTTGAGCGCATCGACATCTTGGCGACTGGTAAAAATCGTGTTGGCGATGATGGTGCCCTCGGTCGCCAAGCAGGTCTCGATGATCGAGCCCTGGATCATGGCGCCGCCGACCGTGATCGGCGTCTCGGCCATGGTCTCATTGCGGACCGCGGCGAGCTGCGCCTGCGTGGCGCCGCATTGCTGCGCGAGCGAAAAGCAATTCCCGAGCGGCGGGCCGGCCAGGTCGCTGCCGATCAGGAGCTGCGCGGTGGCGATGAGCGCATTGCATGCGGTCCTGAAGTTGGCGCCGACGCTGCCGCTGGAAGGCACCGCGGCGAGCAGTGCCGTGATGCTTCGCTGCATGATCGGCGTTGCCTCGAGCGTGTCCTGCTTTTGCATCACTGCCCCGCGGCCGCGCGCAGCGCAGTATCGAGACCGGTCATCACCATCAAGACCTGCTGCTGCAACGCCAGCGATTTCGCGATCAGATCGTTGTAGGTGTCCGTCCCTTTCGCCGCCGGCGTCTGGCCCCATTCGGCAAATTGCATATCGAAGACGCAATAGCCGCCGGCGCGCTCCTCCTCGGTCCAGCGATAGCCGGAGCAGACCACGGTGAAGGGATCGAGCGTCGGCAATTGCAGGACGCCGGTGCCCTCGGTCTCGAGCTGGATGATCAGTGCATCGCGGGCCGTGCGATAATCCCGGGTGTAGAGGGGGACCGGAGTGTCGATGGGAAAGGTGATACAATAGCCGCGCACGGAAAACTGAAAGGCCTTGCGGCCCATGTCCTCTGAATATGGAAGGTCACGTTTCGGAAACTCGTGTGTGACGATGCGCCGCCCGCTCTCCTTGCTGCCGGCCTCGACGTGAAACATGGCGCCGCGAAACGACGCCGGCAGCATGTCGTCGCGGAAGGGGAGATGCACATCGCGGATGCTCGAATAAGCAGCCATTTACTATTCCTCGTAAGGCACGCTCGAGGCGCTTTTTTCCATCTGCACTTGCCGATTGATCCTCGTCGATTTGAACATGCCGCGCCCTGCGGCTTTGACGAAGGTCCCGCGCGGTGCGTTCACGTTGACGTCGATCGTCCCTGAGCCCTCGACCTTGTGCGTCATCGCCTCGAGCTGCTGCCGCTTGCGCCAGTCCGCAGCGCGCGGGCTGATGTCGCCGTAGGTATCGCCGTGGACCTCGCGCCAGGGGGAATGAATTTCGCTTGGCATGCCCTGGTCGGTGGCGCCGTGCACGATGTTGCTGCCCTTAAGCACGCGGGCGATTGCTTGCTGACTCGCGTCGAGATTTACTCCGCTGATGTTGCCGGTGACCGCACCGCGATTGACCGGGCCCCAAAAACCGCTCGCCAGGTCCTGGCGCAGCGAGATGCCGCGGAACGCGGCGCGATTCATCGCCGCTTCGGCGACCGCCTGGCGCTCCTCGACCGTGTTCGCCTCATGCGCAATCGCGTCTTCGAACAACGCGCGCGTCTTCGGGTCGCGCAGCTCCATGCCGAACTTGCCGCGCTGCTCCGCGAGGTAGGCATTTTGCGCCATGCCGGCCGGCGTCTGCCCAGCTCCGGCGCCGGTGCCGGGTCCGACATCGGAGCCGTTCGGCAGGCCGGCCTTACCGCCGACCGAGCGGCGGAAGGTGTACTCGCCGATATTGAAGCTCGACTCGGGACCGCGGCCCTGGTTGCCGCCGAGCCCGGTGAAGCGCCCGGTCTTCGGGTCGACGCTCTCGACGAAGGTGACATGCGAACCGGTGGCGCCGGTCGGCACGCCGCGGTTGGCGACCGCGATATCGCCGGGATGCGGTGTCGGATCGGGCAGGCCCCAGTTGCGCCAATTGCTGGCGATGGCCGGGTTTTTCGGCGGCGTCCCGCTCGCGGCTTTGACGACGCTCGCGGCGAATTCGCCGCACCAGTTGCCGCTCTTCGGATAGCCCTGACTGCGCATGAACGCATCGACGGCACCGGGCCCGCCGGTGAGCGCTGCATGCTTGGCGGTCTCGAGGATGTCGCCCGGGACCGCGGGATCGCTGGTGCCGCCCGAGGTCCCGCCAGGCCCGCCGTAGCCGCCGCTCTCGCCGCCTGGTCGCCCCGGATAGCTCGCCGCCGGCCCGGTGCCGCCGTAGCTGAAACCGCCATACATGCGCGCCATCGGCCCGGCGCCGTAGCCGGACGGCAGGCCGCCCATGCGCATGACGCCGCCCGCGCCGGTATAGGGCGCAGTGCTCGCGCCGCCGCCAGGACCTGCGCCAGCGCCGGCGACGCCGCCGATTTGCAGCCAATCATTGAGCCGCTTCATCTGTTCGGACAGCTCGCGCGTTTGTTTGGTCTGCTCTTTCATTGCATCGGCGCCCTCGCGCGGATGAATGATTTCGCCGGCATGAACCTGCGCGATCTGATCGTAATCGACGAAACCGCCTTCCTGATAATGCGGGATCGTACGCGGCTTGCCGGCGGCGCCGGTGCCCCCGGGCGGTGCTGTGCCGCCGCGCGGCAGAACGACTGGCGGCTCGTATTTGTGCGCGGCCAGATAGTCCTCGATCGATTGCTCGACGCCCTTCTTCTCCAGCTCTGTCGGCACGCGCGGCGGCCGCGCTCCGGCCGGATATCTGATTGTTGGTTGTTTCGCCTCCGGCGGCTTTGCTGCTTCCTCTTCTTTTTTCGCTTCCCACTTCGCGAGAAAATCGTCGACCCACTTGAGCCCCTTCATCAGCGGGCTGTTGAAGACATCGGTCTTCCACATCTCCAGGATGTGGTCCCAGTGCTGGGCGATGCTCTCGGTCACCTCGAGATATTTTCCCGCCGCCGAGTCGCGCGCTGCCTGCGCGGCGATTTCCTCCGGCGTTCGCGTGACGAATTTCTGTCGGGCTCGGAATAGCTCCGGCGACTCCCATGCCCGCAACCAAGTGTCCCTCACATTGGCGGCGGCCGTTCTGGCGCCTTCGATATTCTCTGGATGCAAGCGAAGCATCCGCTGCCGGTAGGCCTCATAAATCTGATCGCCTCTTTCCTTGACTGCGTTGCCGACCTCCTCGACGCTCAGATGCGCCTCGCGCAAATGCTGCACCCATTGGATCGTCTCGCGGTCGCCCGGCATGCCTCCCTTCGCGGCGATCATCTCGGCGAACTGACTGCCCTGCTTCTGCAGCTCGCCCCATTGCCGCGCCAGGCCGGCGACGCTGCTCTCCGCGGCATCGGCAGACACGCCGCTGCGCTCGAGCAGCTCGACCATTCCTCTGTACTGCGCGGTGGTCGTGCCGACTCGCTCGGCAGCTGCCGCCATGTTGGTGGCCGCCTTGGCGTAATCCTGCAGTCCCCTGATCGCGCGGTCGGTTGCGAATGCCAGACCGACAAACGCCGTAGCGACGCCACCGATGCCGCGCGCGAACGGCGGAATGATCTGATCGCTCGCCTTTTTGATATCCTCGCCGAACGACCTGAATTGAAGATGCGCCTGCGCGGTTGTTTGCCTGAAAACGTCGAGATTGTTCTTCGCCGCGCCCCCGCTGATGGCGGCGATCTGCCCGCTCAACTCCTTCAGGACCGGCGAGGCCTGGTCGACCGCCGTGATGGTTAATCTTAGTTCGTCCTGCTCAGCCATCGTCTTCTTTCGGCGGCGTCATAACCTCGAGCAGCTGTTGCGTGCGGTGCACGTGCAACAACATCTGATCGAGTGGCATGTTGAGGAAATAATCGGGAGGTTGGTGATACTGACGCGCGAGCCAGTAGCAATCCAAGATCACGTTGTCTTCGGAACCTGAAAGACCTGTTCCCAGTCCGGCAGAAAAAAATTTTGCAGCCTCCAGCGACAGGTGGCCCAGTCGCGCGCGTCCATCTGCTCGAGGATCGGCGAGAGAACGCCGGAGAGCTGCGCCATGATGAGAGTCATCTTGCGCTCGTCGATCTGCAGGTCGCCATTGCCATCGATGCGGCAGGGATTGCCGCAGCGGTTGATGTCGCCGGCGGTCGGTTGCCGGAAGCTCAGCTCGCGGATGTCCTCGGGCTCGCTGGGATCGCGGAGCGCCTTGTGCAGGAGCTTGACCTTGATCGGCCAGACCTCGGCCGCGGCCGCGGGCGCCGGCGCTGCGGGAGCTGGCCGCGCCTGCTGCGGACGCTCGACGTCTTGTTGGAACCCCTCGCGTCGGATCGGTTGGTTCATCACCAGGTGCCCTCATTGATGGTGATGCCCTCCCAGCGAACGCGCGCCTGGCCGTCGCGAGTGTTGGCATCAAAGCCGGATTTGCAGATCGCCTGGCCGAGCGTGTACTGCTTTTGGTTGGCGAGCTGCGCGATGACGGTGACGCCGACCTGCGCCTGCAGGTCCATCAGGTTGAGGTTCGGCATCAGCGAAACATCGCCTTCGATGAACGGCACGCGCGGCAGCTCCTGGTAGCCGTGCACGCCATCCTGGCCGGCGATCATTGTTCTTTCCAATGTCGTCGGCGAGACCGTGAAGTTGCCGCGCAGCGCCATCTGATTGCCGTCGACCTTCAGATAGGCGATGCCCGCAATGCGTTGCACCGCGGACGCTGGTCCGTTCGCCATTGTCTGCTCCTGATTTTAGAGGATTGTTTGCTAGGCCGGCAGAATGCCGGTGACGCCGACCGGGCTCGGGGCGACGATCAGCGTGTCGATGCCGGCGTTGTACTGCAGCCGGAATTGCGCCAGCACCGCGAAGATGCGCAGCTGGTTCATCAGCGCCGGCGGGAACAAAACATCGAGCCGGTTCGGGTCCTGGGTATTTCGCTCGACCAAAAGATTGGCGGCAAAGTCTGCCGCGTCCTCGACCTGGCCGTTGTACTCCTCGAGCGCATACTCGGCGATCAGCTCGCCCTTGATGATGCCGGGCGTCACGATCGCCTGCCCGGGTCCGAAGCGCGTGCCGTCGTCGGCGAGCTTGCAGCGCGCGTATTTGGTAGTAATCGCCGCCTTCTGCCGGCGCAGGACGCCAGCCAGCGTCGCCAGCGTCGTCATCAGCTCGTAGGCGGTATCCGGCACGCCGTACAGGTTCTTTTGGTAGGTCGTGCTTTCTCGGGCGATCATCGGCTGGTTGTCAGCGCCGGCTTTCTGGATCGCCAGGCCGACGCCTGCCAGCGCATTCAGCTCGATGAAGTTGAAGCGCGATTGCAGCGGCGCACACTTGATTTGATTGAGCGACAAAGTTTGCAGCGGTCGCGCCGGATCGCTGACCAAGGCGCGCTGCGCCTTGCCGCAGTAGGCCGCAGTCCATTCGAAGCTGGGCGACGGGCTCGCGGTCTCAAAAGCCATGATCGAGACCACGCCGGAATTGTTGGTCGGGCCGAAGGTCATCAGAGGCGAATAGTCGCCGCGCTTGGCCGAGAGGATGTGACCGAACAGCTCGCGCTGCCAGCCCCAGCGCCCGGAATCGCTGAAGCCGTATTCTTGTTCCCAACTAAACAAGCTGTTGCTGTCGGTGTAGGGCATGGCGACGTATTCGAAAGGTTGGTCGCCGATGTTGGTGATGGCGTTGGTAAAGGTAGGCACGCCGGCGCCGCCCGAAAGCAAGGCGCCGGACAGCGTAACCGTCAGCCCGGGCGGTGTGATCTCGCCGCCGATCGAGCCGTAGTAATTCATCTGAATGGTGATGTCGTTGGCGTTCACCGATTTGAAAATCGAGGTCAGCGTGACCACGCCGACGGCTGCCGTCGCAGTGACCGGGAGATCGAGCGCGTCATTCACGGCGGTGACGATATTGGCCGCGATCGTGGTCGGCGTGTCGGTCGTCATCACGTCGATCGGAATGTGATCGCCGGCGATGTAGATGTGCAGCGTTCCGGCCGCGGTCGCGGCCCCGGCGATTGTGATGGTGCCGGTCGCCGGCGACGCGCCGGTCGAGGTCTGCACGCCGACGCCCCAGACTTCGTTGCCGAAATTGTTCGCAAAATAGGCTCGGAACATTCGACTGATTTCCGAGCCCTGGCCCCATGCGGCATCCGCTTGCGCCTGCGAGCCGATCGCGATCGGGATGTCCGGCGCCTGTTGGCTCGCCGGCGTCGGCAGCATGGTGCCGACGATTAGGGCGCGCAGGCCGAGCACCGGCAGCCCCGCCATCGATGGGTCTACCTCGACCCAGTAGAGAGGCACTTTTATGTTGGCGGGAATTTGATTGAAGCTGATGGGCATTTGTTTGCTCCGCTGATGATGCTGCTAAGCGCTTTAGCCGCGATGTTGCTGATGCGCCTGGCGCGGCAGCGACTGCGCCGTCCGGCCGCCCTCGTCGGCGCGCGTCACCGAGCCGTCCGAAAGCCGCCGATGCGTGAACATGTCGAGCGGCCATTCGGCCGGGCCGTCCTTGGGGAACTTGATGCCGGTCGGCAAATGCTTCAGCGCCTTGCGGACGTCGTCGTCGCGCGGATTAACCTTGATCATCTGCGCCTTCGGCGTCAGCGCCCGCATCGCTGCCTGGCGCGCGGCGATCACGTCGAGTCTGATCTGCAGTGCGGGATCGATAGGTTCGTCAGCCATTTTCAGCTCCTCATGATGATGTGAATTCGTAGTCCATGATGATGCGCTGGACACTGCCGGGCGGCGGGACGGTGCCGTCGGCTGCCAGCGGCACGACCTGGACGCGGATTTCATCGAGCGTGTCGGTGACGTAGGCCGGCCAGGAAGTTCGGTATTTGATCGTGGCGACGTATTCCAATTCGGCGATTGGTTGTTGATTGCTGCCGATGTTATCGAGGACATGCCGGCGCGTGCCGCGGGCGACGCCCTCGATCCGCGTGTTGTCGGTCATGTCCGAGACCCAGAAGTTTGTTAGATGCGCGTCGGTCCACAGCGACATGATCGCCCAGAAGGCCTTGTCGAGCTTCAGCTCCGTCGCGAGCGGGTCATTGTTCTCGATGATGACCTGCCAGCCGATGCGCAGCAGATGGATGAACCTGATCTCGCCGGCGTTGTCGTCGCCGTCCGGCGGCATGTCCTCGGCGAGGATATAGACGCCGAGATAGGGCAAGATCGGCTCTTGGATCGGCAGCTGCTTGGAGCGGCGCGATTTGAAGCCGGCGAAGAACGGCAGCGTGACCGTCTTCGCATAGAGCGTATCTCTGATGACCTGGCTGTAGCTCTGTGACGCCGTGAACGGCGGCACGATCGACATCGACACCAGCTTGTTGACGTGCGCTCGAGTCCTGATCGTCTGCGCCGTCAAGATGGTTGAGGTCATGGGCCGATGACGAGCGCCGTGTTGATTTGATCGAAAGCGACCGTGAAGGTGTCGCCGGCGGTGAGGTTGACCGGGAAGCCGTTGTCGAAAAATGCGATCAGCGGCTTGCTCGCCGGCGTCGCGTCGTAGAGCACGGCGTATTGAAACGTCGGCAGCACCGCGGTCGCAGTGAAGGTCACATTGCTGAGCATCAGCTCGCCCTCGGTATAGCTCAGCGTCGGCGCCGGATTGCCGCCGGCCACATAGCCGCCACCGGCGGCGATCTCCGTGATATCCGCCAGCGTCTTGTTGTTGATCGCGTCCGGCTTGCTGTTGCTCAGCGCGACGAACAGGCTATCGCTGGCGAGATTGTAGGTCGCGCGACCGATGCCGTCGGCGAAACACTGGAACGGGTTCGGAATGATGCTCACGGCAGCGCAACAACGACCTTGCGCAAGATCAGATTGGTCTCGCCGCCACCGTTCCGGGTGACCGAGGTCACCTCGAATTGTCCCTCGGCGACCATGCCGCCGGGACCATCCTGCGGGATGTTCAATTGATCGAGCTGCTGCGGCAGTGGCAGACCGACGCCGGTGAAGTCGGTCTCGAGGATGTCGAGCGAGGTTTCCTGCTGCACATAGAGCGAGCCGTCCTCGAGCACGACGTCGAGGCGCCCGTCGTGAAATATCCCGCGACAGGCAAAGCTCGGTGTCGCCGGCGCCGAGACCAGAGGGAAGAAGGTGACCGGGCGCGCGAACTGCGTGAAGTTCGGCGCGTAGATCATCAAAGAGTAGTTGATGCCCACTGCTAGACTTCCAGATGCACGTAATGGCTCAGCAGGCCCCAAATCGAGGCCTCGATGCCGCCCGCGCCTTTGCCGCCGAGGGCCAAAGAAAGCAATTTCGAGGGGTCGTGGAACATCACGCGGGCCTCCTTATGCGAAAGTGCCCTGATGCCGGCGATGGTCCCGAGTGACGACAAAAGCTTTGATTGTAGATTGAGCATCGCGACCGCGCGCTTGAGCGGGTTGGGTGCTTCGGCCGGCAAGTTGTAGCCGCCCCAGTAATGGATCGCGACCGGCTCGGTCCAAGCAGCGCCGCCGGAATAATATTGAGTGTCGCCGGTCGGCAGCGGGACCGTCCCGAATATCTCGATCTTGCCGCTCGCCTCCTCCAGCTCGTAGCCGCCGGTCGTCGGATCAAGCAGGGTGCCGATCGGCGACTCGACGCTGATGATGTCCTCTTGTTTGATTGGCCAATGGCTCGGGAAGATGCGCCAGCCGCCGTTCAGCTCGCGCCATTCTTCGCGCACTTCCTCGCGCGCGAAGACCCGATTGCACATGCGCGCGACCGTCTCTGAGTTGACGTCGCACCAGAACGAGAGCTGCTGGTCTTCGCTCGGATCGGTAAGCGCCAGGCCCATCATGAGCTTCGCCTCGTCGAGCGAGATCAGCGACGTCGAGACTGCCGGCGTCAGAATTTCGATGATGCGATCAGCCATCGGTTTCGTCCTGAAACTGCTGGAACAGCTCGCGCAGCTCGAGCGCCGGCCCTTGCGATCCGTCCGACATGATCGGCGTTGCCATGAAGCGCTTGCGATCGAGCTTCCAGCTGGAGAGCCTCGGCGCCGGCGGCACAGCTCCGCGCTCGCCGCGATCACCCTTGTCGCCTTTGTCACCCTTCAGGCCGGCGACGCCGCGGGCGCCCTGGCGCGTCAAGAGCTGCCAGCCCTCGCCCGGGCAGGGCCCTGGATCATCGCGCAGCGCGATGAATGAGCCGCCGTTAAGCGCGACGATCTCGAGGTGCACATAGGTCGCCTCGGGATCGAAGGTGCCGCGCGGCATGGGCGTGCGCGCAGCTCGCCCTGGAGCTGCCAGGCAAATCCAGTCGTCGGCCGGCGGCGCGCGCCCGGTGTCGCATAGCGCCTGGTAGGTGCCGCCGTGGTGGGTGACGACGTTGCCGCGGTAGTGCACGCCGTCCGTCCAGGCCTGGGCGAGCTGCAGGATGCCGGTCGCGCCCTCGGCGCCGCGCTCGCCGCGCTCGCCGACGGGACCTTGCGCGCCAGGCGGGCCGCGCTCGCCGGCGGGACCTGGCTCGCCGCGCGCGCCGGTGTCGCCTTGCGGCCCGTTGGCCCCAGCGTCGCCGCGTTCGCCAGCCGGGCCCGCAGGTCCCATCGGTCCGACAGGTCCTGCCGGGCCGGGTTCGCCGGTGGGCCCTGGCGCGCCGACGAGCCCCTGCGGGCCCAGCTCACCGGGCTCTCCTGAAGGCCCGGTGTCACCTCGCTCGCCTTTCTCGCCGCGCTCCCCTTGCGCGCCGCGGTTGCCGGTCAATCCGGTCAGGCCCCGCTCGCCATTGACGCCGGGAGGGCCCTGCGGCCCTGGCTCGCCGGCCGGTCCGCACTCGCCTCGAGTGCCGAGTTGCCCCGGCTCGCCGCGCTCACCGCGCTCGCCGGCCTCACCGCACTCGCCGCGTTCGCCTGGCGGGCCGCGCTCGCCCTGCGGCCCTGGCTCGCCGGCCGGTCCGCACTCGCCTCGAGTGCCGAGTTGCCCCGGCTCGCCGCGCTCACCGCGCTCGCCGGCCTCACCGCACT